TGCCTTCTAAAAAGCCAACACTCAATCAACGCGTTCAAAGTCTTGAAAGGCAGCTTACCAACGCCAACGAAGCCCTTGAAATGGCACTCGCGCTCAGCCCCGAACGAGACAACAATTTTTTCACAGGCGGCATGAGTGGATTGTACGAAGGCCGTACATCGTGGGACCGTAAGAAAATTTTCGCCGAATCACTGCGCGCGTGGAGAGTAAACCCCATCGCGCGCAGAATCGTCAGGCTAATGACCTCCTTCGTCATCGGCAAAGGCTTGACCGTCACCAGCAGCCCGCACGAAGGCACAAACAAATTCATTCAGGAATGGATGAAACAAAACAAGTTCAAAAAGAACCTGAAACGCTGGAAGGATGAAGATACCAGAACCGGCAATCTATTTCCGCTCTACAACGTGGACGAGACCGGCATGTCCATCATCCGCATGGTGCCGGCAGAGCAGATCGAAGAAATCGAGACCAAGCCAAACGACATCGAGCAGGAGACCGGCTACACAAGAGACCTGATCGACAAGGAGCCGTGGAAAGCCTACGACAAAGATCAAAGCCAGCCATTATTTATGCTCCACTTCGCATCTAATCAGCCAGTAGGTTCGCCGTGGGGCGAAGCGGATTTATCGCCGCTCCTGGTATGGATAGGACGCTTCTCATCGTGGCTCGAAGATCGGGTAAGGCTCAATAAATTCCGAACAGTCTTTATGTACGTCATCAGCGGAGCATTCACCAGCGAAGCCGAGAGAGCCGCGCGCGAGAAGGCGCTCAACTCCAAACCGCCACAATCCGGCAGCCTGCTTGTAACAAACACAAACAACGGCGAAAAATGGGGCATCCTCTCCGCGCAACTGGACGCGTTCGATGCTTCGATGGACGGAACGGCCATCAAGAAGATGATTGCGTCCGGCGTAGGTTTCCCCATGCACTGGCTGGCAGAGCCGGAAGGATCGAACAAGACAACCGCCGAAGCAGCCGGAACTCCCACGTTCAGAACGTTAGAAGAAACACAGGACGATTTCTTCGAGATGATCATCGAAATGGCGCGCGTCGCGCTCGAAGTCAGAGCAAAGACAGACAAGAGTGTCGATGCGACCGCAGAGATCAAGGTCACAGGCCCCGACATCACAGAGCGGGACAATGCCACGTTGGCGCTTGCGCTGGGAAGGGCATACCCGCAGCTGGCAGATTTATTCGACCGTGAAGGGATCGACGACAAGGAGTTCCTACGGCTCATCTACAAGATGTTTGCCGAAGTGTGGCAGGGAGAGGCCACTCCGAAAATCAAACGCAAGCCACTGACCAAACCGGGCGCAGCAGCCGCGCCAAATCCAGGCGCAGACGAGACTGATCCAAAGGACGAAGGAACCGAAGAATAATGCCAATCCCAGGTCGAACCCCAAGACTTCTCATACCCATCCGCAATGTTGGACCGCGCTGGATGCAAACCAGTGAACCAAGACCCGGAATGGGCGGTGTCCAATGGGCATCCTGTGTATTCAAGCTTCAGGAGCCGAAAGAACCAACAGAACCAATATTTCCAGAGGGCTATATCCCGCACACCATTGAAGATATGGCCGAAGCCCAATTTGTAAATTTCAACGATCCATGCGATTAGGAGATAAACCATGCCACCCAAGACCACTACAGTCCCCGAAGCGAAACTGAAGGGGAAACCCATGCCCATCCTTCGCTCACTTCCAGTTCACGAAAAACTGGACCTACCATCGCGCGCCGAGATGCTCCCGAAGATCGAAAGCGGAGAAATAGATCATCTCGATTTCCAGGCGCGCGTATATGGCACAGGCAAGAACCACAACCCCTACGTGTTCAAGGACGAGGACTTACACAGCTTCGCCGGCAGCTTCGAAGGCCAGCCGTTCCTAAGAAACCACGATACCTACGACATCGACGCGCGCGACGGGACGATCATCGACGCGAGTCTCGAGGGCCAGGCATTCAAACAAACGATCCGGCTTACCACTCGGCGCGGCATGACCGATTTCATCGAAGGCAAGATCGACAGGTTTTCAATCGGATGGTTCTATGATGACGTGATGTGCTCCATCTGCAAACAATCATGGTTTTCAGCCGAGTGCAGGCACTGGCCGGGGCAGACCTACAAGGTAGACGGCAAGGACGTAATGGCAATGCTAATATTCATAAATCCCAAAGGCAAAGAGACCAGCGCGGTCAACACACCGGCAGTCGAAGGCACAGGCATAACCGAATTGCAGGAATATAAATTAGAAGTTATCGGCGCACGCCCTATCGGGCAGGCCGTAACCCATGCCGGAAAAATTCCGGCATCAAATCCAAAGACCGAAGGAGGTCTCAAGATGAAAAGGAAAGCGAAAATCAAAGTAACAAGCGAAGAGGGAGTAGAGTCGGAGATCGAAGGCGAAGTCGTTGAGACTTCACTTCAAGAACAGCAGATCGAGCAAAACCGCCAGGCAGCCGCGCAACTGCTTGGAGAGACCGAACGAATGAACGAATTCGAAGCCCAACTGGCCGAGAGCAACGCCGTTCTCGTAGCGCAATGCGAATTCCTGCTTACAAGCGGACTCGCATCATCCAGACTGCCGGATGTCGTCCAGAAGCGCATCCGAAGAGACTTCGAAGGCCGCGCCTTCAAAGCGCCAGAACTACAAGCCAAGATCGCCGAAGCGCGCGAAGAACTTGCCGCGCTCTCGGACGGTAACAACATCCAGGGACCAGGCCGCAGCATCTACGGCATAGTCGATAGCCGCGATCAATTCCGGCTGGCCGTCGAAGATCTATTCGGCAGGGAACGCGATCCGAAGGAAATGAACATAAAAGTTCACAGACTTCAAGGGATTCGGGACGCCTACGTAAAAGCCACAGGCGATGAATATTTCATGGGCGGCTACTTCCCCGAATTCTCACTGGTAAGCGCCAACTTCCCAGGCATTGTGGCAAACGTACAAAACAAAATGTTGGTGGATGCGTGGAAGGACTTCGAGGAGTCATACGGCTGGTGGCAGAAGATCGTAACCATCGAACACTTCACCAACCTGAAAACCGCAACATGGGTGCGCACAGGCACAATCGCCAGCCTGCCCGTGGTTGCTGAACGCGGAGAATACACAGAGCTGCCTATCGGTGACATCAAGGAAACATCCGAATGGGGCAAATACGGCGGATATGTTCCATTGACAATCGAAGCCGTGATCAACGATGATCTTCGCGCCTTCCGCCGCATGCCGTCTGAAGTCGCGCTCGCAGGAATGCGGAATATCTCCGAGCAGGTAGCCGCGATCTTCACAACCAACAGCCAGGCCGGTCCGGTCATGACCGACGGCGGAGCCTTGTTCAACTCAACCGCACAGACCACAGCGGGTGGACATATCAATTTGCTTACCACCGCACTCGGCACTGACTACACCGCCTGGAAAGCCGTCGCTCTCGCCATGTTCAAAAAGAAACTCATGGTCAAAAACGCAGCCGGCTACTACGGCACAGGCAAACCCCAGGGACTCAAGCCGAGTATCTGCCTTGTCCCTGCCGACCTGATCGATGCAGCCGAGGCTTTGTTCATCCCGCGCTGGGAAGCCAACGCCCAGAACATACCTGCTACGCAGTCAGTCCGCTGGGGTGGACGCGTGCAGCCTATCGCAGTCCCCGAATGGACAGACGCTACGGATTGGGCAGCGCTGATCGACCCCAAATTGCGCCCTGGGATCATGTTGGGCGAAATCTTCGGCGTCAAGCCTCAGATATTCTCAGCATCCTCAGAGACAGACCCCGCAATGTTCGCCAATGACGAGAGCCGGATCAAGGTCCGCCAGTTCGTGACCGTCGGCGTGGCAGATGACCTGCCACTACACAAGAACAACGTCGCGTAAGAGATCGAACTTTTGTATCCACCCATCATCGGACACATGCTTTCTGCCTGTGCTTTCGCGGCAGACAGGTCGCTGTCCGATGATGGGAATTAGTCACACTGCGCCAACCCTGTGCAGTGAAAAGGAGTAAACATCATGGGTTACGTTCACGATACGCACATGCAGCAATACATCCCACCGACCGCGTTTCACACAATCACTGGAACATGGGCACAGGCGGCAGGCAACGTGGCACATACCATCGTCGTGCAAAAAGTCGCAGCCGCAGAAACCGCCACCGTCACCATTCCCTTGCTCGTGCCGGGAAACAGCATTGACCTCAAAGGTTCGATGATTGCCAGTATCGAAGTGGATTACGAAATCCTAACCGCCGCCGCGACCAGCATCACCGCCACGGTTTGGAAAATTGCACGCGGAGCAGACGACGCGGTAGCCGTGGCAACGCAGATCACGGCCACACAAGACCTCACAGCCGCAACAACCGCCGCGGAGGTGGACCAACACAACCTGGCCGTTACCATCACCACACCAGAATACATCGACGACGATGATTACTGGTTTGTAGAACTCGCCTGCGTTTGTGCAGCCACAACCGTCCTTGAATTCCTGGGCGCACAAGTCAATTACACCTTCCGCGCGTAGGTGCAGCATGGACGAAGTTACAAGAGAAATAGCAAGCCGATACCTTCCACAGATCAGGCAGCTAGGCCCCGAAAAGCCCGAACTGTTCGACGCGGCGCTGCATGGAACCGAGATCATCATCATCATTCTATGTGATGGTCGGAAGTTGAGATTCGAAACAACCAGTGATGACCTGTCTGCCGTCACACAGGCAGGCGCGCCGCGCCCGCCTGCTGAGCGGGCAGGCGCTGAAAGAAAAACAGCCAAAGCCTTTGAATACATCGAAGAAGAAGTCAAAGCAATCCAGGCCGAGACCAAACCGAAGAAAGGAAAAACCAAATCATGAACATCATGACCATTGCCGCAGCAATCCCGCTCCCGCTCCCGGTATTTCTGATCATCGCAACCTTCATCTACCAAATGCTGAAATACTACATCCCGTCACTCCCGTTCACGTCAGAGCAA